GACCTGATAAGCCACCGAAAGGCTAGTCAGATTGTTGAACGACTGCACGATGCGAATGGCGAGCGGCTGGCGGTTACCCTTGCCCATATCGCGGCGCAGAGCCGCGGCATGGCCGTAGGATGTTCCCGGCGCGCCGGTGTCCCACACGTTGGTCGAAGCGGCCGTTGCAGTGACGGCCTGGCGGTCGGAGAAAAGCTCCGTGCGATCAAAGATCATCTGTCTGTTCTCCGTTATGCCGCCGCGACAACGCGAGCTTCGGCGTTGATGAGCGAGTCCGTCTCGCGGATCGGCATCTGGCGGTAGACCTGGACTTCTTTGCCCGCGAGATCGTCAGGAACGAGGCGGATTTTGTTGTCGGTCTGGCCGCTGTTGGTCGACAGTGCGTCGAGATATTCGAGCACCGCTCGGTTGGCGTACATTACGGTCTTGCCCGGGCTGACCATGCCGCCGTTGCCGATGCGCGCATTGCGGCGCGTCTGAAGGCGATAGTACGCCGTGCGCAGGAACTTGAAGAGGTCGAGCGTCCCGGCCTGCATCGCAGACACGGAAATGTTCGCGACGCGGGCGTTGAAACGCCAATCGCCGACACGGCAGCCGAGATGCTGACGGAACATTTCTTCCTTGGCGAAGTAGGGGTTGCCGAGATCGTCCAGAACGCGCTGGCGGCCCATGTCCTGCCGAGAAACGCCGGCCGTGGTGCCTTCAGGGTAGATCAGCGAGGTCTGGTTGGTACCCCAGGTGACGAACCACACCGACGTGTTGTCGCTGCCAGTACCGCCAGCATCGATGATCTGGTTGCCTGCGCCGAAGCTGCCGATCGCATTGTAGCGGGCGGCGATACCTTTGAAGCGTTCCGGCGTGGTGGCGGTGTCGGCGTAGAAGAAGTTGGTGGTCGCTTCCTGCGCCATCGACTCCAGATACGGCTCAGCCTCGCTCATGCGAACCTCGGCCGGGCTCTTGCTGATCTCCAGCAGTCGCTCGTCGATCGTGGACAGGCCTTCAAAGAAGCCGGTCGTGTCCTCGACCTGCGTCGTGGTGGATTTGCCCTGAGGAATGCCCTGGTAGAGCTTGCCCCACGTGACCTGCGGCAGGCCGGTGCGGATGGTCGAGAGGTGCTTCGTGCCCTGGTTGGCCTCGATCATCACCGCATCTTCCATGAGCGGGTTGAGGATGTTCAGAGCCTCGATGACGGGGACGATGTTGCGGTTCTGATCCGTGCGCTTGTAAACGTCGGCAAGGCCGAGAAAGCTGTTTCCGATGGTAGCCAAAATGGCCTCCTACGATGTGGGGAGCGCCGAAGCGCGATCTAGCGGCGTACGTCCTCGGGGTAGAGCTGAGCCGCAGTACTGACGGGAGCCGTCTGACCGCTGGGGGCTGCTACGCGTCCGGCAGGGGGGATTTGCTTGGCGGCGCGAACCGGCACCATCTTGGCCTTGTTCTTCAGACTGCGGAGTTCGTCAGCATCACGCTTCCAACTGAGCGCAGTTCGGAGGGCCAGAATGTCCGTCGCCCCGGCCTGAGCCATGAGTTCCGGCGAGTATCCGAGTTCGGCGCCGATGGGCTCAAGCTCTGCTATGAGGTTCGCGCGCTGGGAGGGGTCGGACCATTCGGGAATAGCTTCGACCAGAGCCTGATGTTCAGCCTGGACTTCGGCATGATGTTGCTGCTGGGCAATGGCGTCAGCTTCGCGCTGCGCTTCCTGTGCCTGCTGCGAAAGCTGCTGCTGCTGCGCCGACGCGAGACGGTAATCGCGTTCCTGCTGCATGTAGATCGCGTGGTGTTGCGGGTCGCTCGACTGGAGCAACCTGATATCGGGCTCCGGCGCCGAGAACTGATGAGCGTACTGCGCCAATTGGCGAGCGGTATCCTCGCGGAGCCGCTGGACGTGGCTCATTGCCTCGCGCTCTGCCTGTTGACGCGCCGTCTGCACCGAGTTCTGCGCGCGGCGCACTTCAACATCGCGCTCCCGCTCGCGCTTGGCGATAATTTCCTGAGCCTCGCGCGGCAGGGTGGCGAACTGTTCCTTGGCGTCCTTCGCCCAACTGGCCGGCGCATCGATTGGTTCGGGCTGCTGCTCTTCGCCTTCGGCGTTACCCTCAATCGCCTCGCCGCCTTCCGCCTGCTCACCTTCTGACGGAGAAGCGGGGTCGCAATAGAAGTCGACAGCTTCGGTCGATGGGTTGGCATCTACCGGCTGCGCTGTAGGCGCGTCGGTGCTTGCCAGTGCCGTCTCCGGCTGGGTGGCTTCAAGCATCGCTATGTCCTGATACAGATAAAGCCGCCCCGGGATGGGTGCGGCTTGAGTTGGGCTATGCCCGATGCGCGTTACGCGACGGTGGCGGGCTGCCAGAAACTAAGCGTTGCGTCAATATGCTTTCGGCAGCCGGCGCCTGATCCGACTAGCAAGTTGCTCGCGCTTCGTCTCCGCCTCCATTTCGTCGAGCTCGTGCTGGCTTACGTGGCGCTGAGCGGCGATCAACCGCGCGTAGCACTCGTGGGCAGCATCAGTAGCTGGCAAAGCGTCGTTCCTCCGGCCCCATACGGGCCACTTTACCTGCTCGATCCAGATCTTGTTGAGCCTGCGCGCCGTCGAGGATCAGCGCCCGCATCTGTCCCTCTACCTCGCGGGTGACGCGTAACGCCAATGACAGCGACTGCACCGCGGCCAATGCTCGCCCTTCCATGGGCTTGATTGCCTCGTCCGTCAGTTTGGACATGTAATCGGCGCGCATCGTTGCGAGAGCCGGCGCGACGAAGCGATCCCAAGCGATCTTCGCCTGATCCGCCTCGGCGATGCGCTGAAGGTTGTCTGTCATGCGTCCAGTGCTCCGCCAGGGCGATATGAAGGTAGATCGGCGTCATCATTCCGCTCCCTCAGCGATTGATCGAAGGCAAAACGCCGCTCGGCTAGACTCGTCTCGCGGACGAAACGCCGCTCGGCCAACTCGGCCTCGAACTCAGCGCGGTCCCGGGCCAGCCTCGCTTCCAAATCCGCCTCACCCCTGCGGATCTCGGCCTTTGCAGCGGCCTCTTCCCGGGCTGTTTGTATGCGGGCCATTGCCTGCTCGTGAGAGTTCGTTTCGACCTGCGCCTTGATCGCAGCGTCAGCCTCCACCTTTGCGGCTTCCGGATCAGTGTCCGGTTCGACCGGCGGCAGGGTGGCGGGATCAATCACGTAATCCGATGCCACGCCCAAAGCGGTGTCGTCGACGAATGCCTTCAGCGAGTTGTACGCTTGCTGCTCGCTGACGATTCGGAGCCCAGCGCCAAGCGCTTCAGCCTGATAGCCCATCAGTTCACGACGATAGGCGATGCGCTGCTCCCGGCTGCCAGTGCCCAGGCCCACGTTGATCTGCATGTCTGGATCGTCAGGCCAGCGAGACGGGTCGATGAGCGTGTATTTGCCTTCGATCTTCATCTTGAATGGCGGGGTGTAGGCCCGCATCAAACGGTATCGCTTGGCGAACATAGGCGCGACCAACATCTCCGCCATGTTGCGGGTGACGTACAGCTTGATCTCGTCCGCATTCGCCTGGAGCATTGCCATGCCGGCTGCGGTCTTGTTCGTGGTGTCCGGGTTCATGCCCTGCGATTGGCGCGTCACGCCGGTTCGGCTCTCGCGCTCGCTGCTCATCATCTCCATCGCAGAGAACGAAGTCGGAGAGCTGTCGCTAGTTGCCAGCGGCATTGGCGGCATGGCGCCCTTGTAGCGGATCAACGCACCCGGACGAACGGTCAGCAGGTCGTCGATCGTGTCTTCGGTCATGCCGTCTTGATTGACCGTCATCCGCGGGCTTGTCGTCTGGTAGATGCTGTCCAGGCCCTGCCGCAGCAGCACAGAGCGAATGCGCTGGATGTCCATCACCTTGTCGGCAACCGACTGCCCGGTGAAACGATGCTGCATCGGAACCGGCGTCCAGCCGCTGTAGGGCTGCTCGTCGACCTGCATGACGCGAAGGACGTGCTGACCAATTCGATGCACAAAGAGGCGTTCGGCTATGCCGTCGCCGTCCAAATCGTAGAGCGGGTATTCCGTCAAAAGCCATAGCTGGCGTTGCGCATCTCGCCGGCTGCCGATGCTCTCGCGGGTTTGGCCCCGATCCGTATCGCGTGCCGTTTCCACAACTGTCTGGTTCGCGCCATCGCCCCAAATCGTAAGGAGCTCCTTATAGTCATATCCCATCGCGACGAGGTCGGAAATGGTGACCGGCATCTTATCGCCGACATAGATCGCGTCATCCAGGTCGACCGTGTCGGGGGAGACAAGGAACCATTCGTTCGGCACGCAGATGTCTCGGATGCGGGGAGGCTGAGGCACCTCGATAGTCAACTGCATCAACAGATTGGGGCTGCCGTCGTCCGAAGGAACTTCGAATGACGCTTCAACAATCCGCATGCCGTCAACGGTGTCGCCGTCCTCGCCTGGCTCAATTTGGTCGGGCAAAGCGAGCCTCTGCTGGCGAACTGCCCGCTGTGGCTCAGGGTACGTCTTCACGATGCCGGTCTTCTCCAGCATGCCGGCTTTGCCCGCGTCGTGCAGGATGCGATAACCCTTCTGCTTCCGCATGAACTGATAGTGGACCGCGGCCGTAGCTTCGGCGCCGTAGTCGACCTTGCGCATAGCGGGCTGGCCCTGCTCGTCGGCTCCCGCATTAGGGTCCGGCACCATCTCCGGCTCGGTGTCAAATTCCACGGCCTTGCCGCCCGCCGTCATCGCTTGGAGAACATCGACAAGCATCTTGTCGACAACCTCACTGACATCGCGAGTGACAGCTTGACTCCGGCCGTCTTCTTCATCGCCGTACCGATCACCTTGATAGGCCCTGAGCGCGACAGCTCGGGCTTCATTCAATGACGTGTCGAGCGCGCGCGACTCTTCGGTCCGCAAAAAGCTGCGGAACTCGTCCGGTACATCAATAGCCATTGTGTATCCTAGGCTGGGGCGAGCGCCCGGCTGCGATAGTCGATTTTACGCGGCGCCTGCCGATCTCGCGGCTTGCCGATCGCGAAGGTCCGGAAAGCGTCCGCGGGGTCACTGGCCCAGTCGTGCAAAGGCGTGTCGCGGTATGCTTTCAGCTTCTCATCCCAAACGCGGCGGTAGGATCGCAGCGCGTCGAGTCCCTTCTCCGTCTTGTCCCTGTCAAATCGGCAAAGCGGCAGGATTTGTCGGACCTCATTGATGTCGTTCGCAACACTAGAGGTTCGCGGCACGATGCGAATGCCGTCAAGTCCCATGCCCTTCGCGGTGTCAGCGATCGATCCGGTTACGCTAACAAGCTGCTCGTTCTCAGCGTCATGTGGCATCAGATGCTCGCCGTAAATGTATGGCTTGGCCTTCAGCTCGCGAACGTACCAGTCGATGCCAACGCTTGTGTTGACGAGATAGTCGATGACATTCCAACCCGTGCCGTAGCGCTGGACGAACCAGATCGCCGTCTGATCGTTGCGGCCGAGATCCCAGGCGGTGTGAACCTGCATCTGCGGGTCGTAGGGCACGAAAGTGATCCGGCTGTCCGCCTCTAGCTTGTCGATCACCTTGGCGTAGTAGGCACCCGGCAGGCCAGCGCTGAAGCTCGTCATGTACTCTTGCTGATAGATGGCGTCTCCATCGTCCTCGCCGCGCTCAGCAATAATCTCCGCGCGTTCTGCGGCTAATGTCTCGGGTGAGAATACCGACGTATCCAGCGCCGTAAGCTTCTCTGCAAACCAATCAGGGCTGGCCCTCGCCATCTCGTACATGCGGTGGGCATGGTTGCGGCCGCGGGGCGTGGTGATGAACATGCCCCATCCTCCATTTTCCGCAAGAATAGGGCGGATGAGAGACCATGCCTGAGGGTTTGACAGCGCCCATTCCGAGAACACGACACCGACCGGTGGGGTGCCGACCAACGCGTCGTAGTTGTCCGAACCGATCACTTGCCACGTCGAGCCATTCTTGAACCGAATCAACATATCCTGCTCGCGGGTCGTCTCGCGGATCTCGCGGGGAAATGCATCATCGATCCGGCGCCGACCAGTGTGCGGGTTCACGGCATCCCAGATCGCCTTACGCGCTTGGTTCTGTTGCGGCAGGAGATGCCAGTATACCCCAACCCTCTCATGGGCTGCGCAAGCCGTGTAATGCAGGGCAACGTCGTCTTTGCCGTGTCGCCGCGGCCAGATTGCGATCGCCCGCTTCCCACCTGAATGCATGTAGCGCCACAAATTCTCTTGGTACTCGCGCTCGCTCCAATCATGCGGGAGATCGATAACCGGCATTAGGCGGGCTTGTTAATGTTGATGACGAGTTGCCCATCAATTTCCAGCTTTGCGTCGACCGACGACAGCTTCGCATGAACGTATGGACCTGCCGCCTTGGCCATATCGCAACGCCTGTCCATGTCTTGGCCCTCGTCACGCATGATGCGCAGCATGAAATCAAGCGGCGAAATGCCGGCCGCTTCGATCTCAGCTTGCTTGGCAAGAGTGCGCTTACTCGGCACGCCTTTCTGACGCCCTCCCGTCTTTGGGAGGCCGGGTGGTCTGCCAGCCATATTTCTATGACCTATCTATCTTTGAAATGGGAGCGCGCGTCGCGCACTGTGATGCAGTGCCAGAAATGCAGCCCGACATCAAGCTATCGCCTCCAGCCCTTCGACGGCGAGCCGCAATGCGTTGTACTCGCCCTCCGACGCCCGGTTACCGCGACGGTGAGCGTAGACGATCCGGTCGAGCCACGCCGGGCCGCTATCCGGGTTTGGATCGATCACCAACTGGTCGAAGCAGCGGCGCACATCGCGGCCGCGCTTCCCGACGAGGTCGAGCGCGACGTTCAGCGCATCCTCCCTGATCTTCTCCACTGCGGGGTCGAGCGGCGTGAACGGGTTCTGCGGCTGAAACTTGGCGAGGCTGTCAGGTGTACCGAAGCCCAGCACCCGCCAGTACTGCGAGGCGATCTTGCGCCCGGCGATCAGCAGATCGCGTGCATGCTCGCCCGGTCCCAACAGCCCAGCCACATAGGCGCGGCCAATCGCGTCCACCGTGTCGGTATCGTTTGCTGCCACCTGATACAGGTCGCGGCGCCGAACGATGCCGTCGCAAGCTGTGATGCGGGCTGGCGTCCTGTCCCGCTTGCGGCCCGATGCTGAACGAGTTCCCTGCGGCTGCCCCTTGGTCAGCTTTCCCTTTACTCGTCCCATCAGGTGTTCTCCTTCCCATGCTCACGAAGAGCGTTGAGGGCGGCACGGGCCATGGATGCGGCTTCGTCGGGATCACCGAGAAACGCCTCATGCTCGTAGATCGCCCGCGCCATGATCTCCACCAGCGCGTCGTCCCCCTCTACCGTGGGGGTGAAGGCTTCTTGGGTGGTCATGCGGGCCTCCGGGCGTGCGGCACAAAGCCTTCGATGACGTAGTTGCGGTCCTTGGTGTTGCGGCAGGCTTCGAACCGGTCAGAAGCTGAAGGCCCCTCCATCTGGAGCGCAAAGACGCAGATCGCCGTGTCAGCGCCGGTGTCGAAGCCACTGCGCCACTGGTAGCGCCCGTAGACGCCGACCACGAACGCGAGCAGCAGATACCCCGCGATCTGAACCAACCATTTGCGGAGGGTCTTGTCCTCACTCATCACTCAATTCCTCCTATGGGGTTGGTCAGGAAGGCTGCCACGACCGGATCTCGCCAGCAGTGTCGGGCGGGTATTTCGGATCGTTGATCGTCCAGCGGTATTTCGACGGATCGACACCGCGGGCGATCGTGCCGTTTCGAAAGCGGATGTCGACGCGCGCATGCGAGGGGCGCTCGCCAGTGTTGGCCGGCACGTCACGCCTCGTGCTCGATCTTGCGGAACGTGCTGTTGCGGTGGTCAAACGTCACGTCGACGCCGCCTTTCTCGCCCGGCAGTCCCATGCGGACCTTCGTCACCCGCAGCTCTGCCCGGTTCTCGTCAGGGCGAGCGCGGTGGTAGGTCAGGCCGTAATCCGCCTTGTTCGCCCAATTGGCGGAGCCGCTGATGTTCAGCAGGCCGGGCACCTTGACCGCGCCTTCGTGCGGCTTTGTCGGATGCGCAACGATCCAGAACGCGACCTGATACTGCTTGGCGAAGCGCTTGATCGCTCGGAGCGCGCGGGAAATGTAATCCGTCTCCGTCTCGTCCCGACGCCGCTTGTGCTCCAGCTCGTTCCATGGATCGAGCAGGACGAACTTCACGCCATCGCGCAGCACCGCCGTCCGGCAGAGGTCCAGGAAGAAGTCGAGGTCCATTTCCTCGTCCTCGTCCACCAGCTGCGTGATGATCCGGACGTTGTCTTCGATCAGCGCGTCGACTTCGGGCATGTCGCAGTTGCGGGCGTCGTGGAGCGAGCATTGCGCGATCGAGGCTCGGAGGTGGTCCCGCAGGATCGGCTTCACGTCCGTCTCGAACGAGGCGACGCAGACCGGCACGTTGTGGCGGATGAGATGACCCAGCACCGCGTTCATCACCGTCGACTTGCCCATGTTCGCGTAGCCGGTGAACACGGTCAGGGTGCCGGGCACGATCTGCATGAGATCGTTGAGCGCGTCGATGCCGGTCGGCCAAGCGACGATCTCACCGCGCTCGGGGAAGTCGCTGACGCTGTAGAGCCCCTTGATCGGGTAGGGCTTGGCGTGGTCGAGCATCTGGACGAGCGTCGTGTGGTCGTGGAACCGGACCACGTCACCCGCATCCTTGCACTCAGGCGGATAGGTCACGAACAGGCACCGCTCCGGGCCGAACAGCCGGCACAGATCGGCAGCCAGCGCGCGGCCGGGCTCGTCGTTGTCGACGCAAAGGATCACCTGCTTGACCTTGGCCAGCAGGGCTTCGCACCGCCAGAACCACTGGTAGCGCTTGCCCTCCGTCAGCGCCTCGTC